CCATCCGCCAAATTTTTCTGGATATCCTTTTCTAAAACGAACTAAGTTGACGTCAAACCAACCGCCCTCGTTACTATAATCGGTACCTTCTCTGTTGATACCTGGGTTAAATACTGCTTTCTGTAAGGTCATTTAAAGGCTCTAATTCTGGTATTTTGTTTATCGTTAATAAAGTTTTAATCAAAGACTCTTTTGAGTCAATATTTTTTAAATTTTTTGCTGTCTTTGCATATTCTGTTTGATTTCCATCTTCTGTATAAGGAACAAAGAAAACCTTGTTAATAGGCAAGGCAACAAGGCAAAACATATCTATTTGCCCGTTTCCATATCTTACCATTTTATTTTGTCGAATGTTATCTTGAGTTCTTTTGCTGGTTCGTATTTCCCAGCGATAATAATCAGATCCTCTGCGTTTATAAGTGCTGTTTGTAGTCTTTACTTGTACTTTATAGAGTTGACCTTGATGGTCTAAAATTAAATCGGAACGATGACCTGCTGGAGCTAAAATAACAGAGTCGCAATATCTCATCAAATATGACGCTGCCAAATATTCACCTGCTAACGCAATACGCGTTGTAGCATGTGGCATTTTATCTCCTTATATTTTTCCCCACTCCTTACCTTCAAACAGTAGGGATTCTGCGTTTCTTCTCCTTACCAAACCCTCTAAAACTTTTCCGCCTGCTTTATTCCATCTTTGCATTTGCGCAGGCACATCTTCATAATCTTTATTGTTTAAAACTTTTAACATCGTAGACGCTTTTAAATTAGCCGGACCAAGATTAAATACCCAAGATACCAAAGCGTCAAATTGATTTTGGTTTAAATCTACCTCAACCAAATCATTTATATATCCTTCGTATTCTTTCATTTCTTCTAATAAAAGATGATCAGCCTCTTCTTGAGTTATAGTATCGCCTTCTTTTACACCTTTAGTAGAACCATATCCTATAGTCCAAACTCCAGCTGCGCATTTATAAGCTTCAAGCTCGCAGCCTTCAAACTTTTTAATAAGGCAAATGCCTTCCTGAGATATATTCATATTATTCTCCTTTGTTGCTTGAGTTAGAAGCTCCAAAATAAAACGAAATAATTGCGCTAGCCAGTCCACCTAAATATCCTAATACTAAATTAATTAAAGCTTCTGAGTTTTGTTCTGGCGGTTGTAACGTAACCAAGAATATATAACCTAAAAAGCCACCTATAGTTGCTATACCAATTATTCTTGCGGTCCAGTCTTTAGAAAAATAGCCTCTAGCGTTTTCTTTTTCTTTTGCTTCTAAAGCAAAGATATCAACCTCAAGCTCTTTCATTTTTATTTCAAAATCTTTTTCAGCTTTTTTAAGTTGAAGCATTTGTTCTGGAGTTGCATTTTGAATTGCTGCTTCAATAGACTTTGGATTATTTGGAACTCCCAAAACCTCAGATATCATATTAGCAGCCATACCACCCATAGGTCCGCCCAAAGCTGTACCAAGTGTAGGAGCTACTGCGCCTACAACGTTTTTTAATAATCCTTTAAATTTCATAGTAGAACAGATACTAAGGCTATAGCTAGAGCGCCTATAAAGCCAAATACTCCGAAGGTTGTCATTCTAATTGTATTATTAATAGAGCCTATTTCTTGTTTTATATCAGCAAACTCGTTAAACGCTGTCTTCCAGCGCTCAGAACATTGAGCCTCATGTTTGGCAAGATCTGCCGCTACAGTTAGTGTTGTTGGTCTTTTTGTCGCCATTTATATAGTATAAACCTTTAACGGTTTCTTTTTTCCTTTTACGTATATTTTTTTATGAAAAACACCATTTTGCGTTTTCTTAATTGTAGCTTCACCAATTAGTATGTCAACACCAGCTTCTTTAGTTGCAGACTCAAGACGAGCTGCTGTATTTACCGCGTCACCTATAGCTGAGTAGTCAAATCTAGTATTAGATCCCATATTGCCCACTACTGCCTCTCCTGAATTTACACCAATACCAATTGCAATAGGTTCAGGTAATTCTTTTTGTAACATGCGAATCGCTGTATGCATATCTTGGGCACAGGCGACGGCACGTTTTTCATGGTCATCTATACATAGGGGGGCATTGAATATGGCCATACATGCGTCGCCTATAAACTTATCAACCATACCACCATGAGCTTGGATGCAATTAACTTGTTCAGTAAGCACTCTGTTCATTATATCTGTAACCTCTTCTGGGTCTAGTTTTTCTGATAATGATGTAAAACCCCTAACGTCTGTAAATAAAAATGTGCAATATTTTTTTTCGCCACCAAGTTTTAGTAGCTCAGGATTGTCTTGTAATTGTTTCACTTGTCTTGGATCCAGATAATGTTCAAACTGTTTTTTGATTTGTTGGCGCAATTTATATTGTTTTTTGTAGTTTATATAGAAAGCAACGGTAGAAGTTATGATTTGAGAGATAAAAGTCCATGAAAAATCCAATAAAATGCCCTTCTGAATGCTAAAAACGCCTGAGAAACCCGTGGTGAAGAGTAAAATTGTAGCGATACTTAGACCCTTAACCACACCAAGATAATTGATTGTGAGCCACGTCAACGACACAAAAATTCCAAAAATCAAAATTTCCGCTGCCAATGACCATTCTGGTATTCTTGGAGAGTTTTGAATAAGAATTGACTCAGATAATGCAGCTTGAATTTTATGTGGCTCTAATAATCCTGCTGGAGTTGCAACTTGAGGCATGATTCCAGGAGCAGTTATTCCAAGAAAAACAAACTTACCCTCTACATTCATTTCTTGTAAATTAGTTTCTGAAGTACCTACCCAACTAATCCACTTACGACCAAGACTATCAGTTTTAACAGGAGGCAATCCTTGAACGGTAATTTCCTCAATACCAAGTTCGTTGGTTTTAATAATATAAGTTTTTGCACCTGCTAAGCTTTTTAATACTTCTGTACCAAAAGAACTTACGTAGCCATCTGGTGTTTTAAATAATAATGGTATACGTCTAACTAAATTATCAAGATCGGTGGGTGCAGCAGATATACCTTCTTGTATATAGTCGCTTCTAAGGTTGTGAGTATTCTGTACCACACCCTTTGCTAGCATACCACCAACATCAGGTCCTTTGATGACTGTACCAACTGTTTTTGGGTATATTTGATTTGGGTATTCAAATGAGGCCAAAATAGATGTACCATATTTTAAAGACTCTGCAAAAAATCTATCGCCCCCAAATCTATCGGGATGCGGAAAGCTAATAACCCAACCTACACCCAAAGCACCTTTTTCTATTAGCTCTGCATGTATATTACCGAGTCTTTGTCTGGGTATTGGCCAGCCGCCCTCTGCGTCTATATCTTCTTCGGTAATATTTAAAATAGTAAAGTATCCAGATGGCTCTGGCGTTTGAACAAAAGCGTCAAATATTTTTAGTTTTAATATTTCTGTAGGTGTGCTTTGAAATACTAAAGGCAATCCTAGTATTATAAGTATTGGTAATAATAATTTATTCATATTATTTATTAATTACTTTGGGTTATTTTTATTGTACTGCCCGTTCCTCCGTTTACTTTTATTATTCTAGATACGCCATCTTGAATAAAAATAACAGTATAGCTACCAGATGAATCTATATCTACTCTAGCAGTATCGCTAACACTTCTCATCAGAGTAAGTATTTCTCCAGTTACGTAAGATGTGATTTGCGTATTTAAGTCTTGACCTAAATTAGTACCAACTAAATTTATAGATGTAGCATCTTGGGCCAGTTGGTCTTCTTGCTTTATTTCTTGTAGAGCATCTATAACATCTAAAAGATCTTCAAGAAAGTTAACGTCAAGATAATTTATATCTAGTTCTGTAAACTCTAGCTCATCTTCTGCAAAAAAATCCTCTTCTAAATAATCTATATCTAAATCGTTAAAATCTAATATATTTTTCTTTTGCGTTTGTACTGTTTCTTCTAAAACAATTTCTTCCTTGGGAGGGTTTACGATCAGCATATTATCAATAATATCTAAGGTAAGATCTAAAATAACAGGGGAGCTTGGAGATTTTTCAAATACGTCTACGGTTGTAGCTTCGTAAGGTTTGTTAAGGGTAACAGTTCCCATCGCAGTTGTTACCAATATCTCGCCGCTAGCGTTACCAAATTCATCTGGTAAAAGTATTAATAAACTACGACCTGTTTCATCTACAGTAACTGTAAAGTCTGTTCCTCTGATTGCTATATTAGCAGTAGGTGTTTTAAGATCTATATTAGACTTATCTATCTTACTTAAAGAACCAGTAATAAATCTAGCCGTACCCAAACCAAAGGTGATAGCCATTTTAGACTTACTAGGATTTGGGTCAAAGATATATTCATCT